ACAGTAGCAGGAGCATTTATATTTGCTACTGCTGATGGTACTTTAAGTGCTATAAGAGCTAATGCTATAGGACATGATAACGATAATCTAACTCTTTTAGTAGGAACTACTGGTGTAGTTACTGTTAGAGGTGCAGTAAACTATGATACTCTTGTTTTAAACGATGATGATATTCCTAACAAGAAATATGTAGATGACAGGATTGGTACTATTCCCACAGCAACAGTATCAGCATTGTCTTCACTAACTGGCTCAGTTGGTCAGCTTTATGCTGTAAGCGATGGTACACCTAACGGTGGAATGCCTGCTTATTGGGACACTACTAACTCTCGCTGGAGCTACGTACACGATAACTCAGCTGTTTAAGCTGTCTAAAAACTCAAAAATTGTTTCAATTTTAGCTCGGGTGATCTTATTACCTAGTGTGTTCTTTACACCCTGGTGTACAGGTTTCGGCCAATTATCTATATTACACCAAGCCCATCCCATATGTTCATCACTTAGCGTTGGAATAAATTCTTTTGATACTATACATACATAAGTTTGGAATTTAAAGTGTTCATCATCACTAACAAATGTTTCTAGAGGAATGCTCTTTATTATGCTAGGAATAAACCCAATTTCTTCCTTTATTTCTCTCTGTAAACCTTGCCAGGTGCTTTCGTTGGATTCAGTTTTACCTCCAACTAATCCCCAGATACCTTCTTTTTTTCCTGATGCTTTTTGTAGGAAAAGAAATCGTTTAGTTTCTTGATTTAAAAATAAAGCACCACTACCCTTTATTTTTTTAATCATTACAACTCTAATCGCCACGACCCAGGCATATATTCACCTTCAAAACTCTTGGTCCAAGCAGTGCCGTCCCATTTGTATTGTATACCTGTTTTTAAGTTTGTTACATATGTAGTATCTTCAACAGCAGCAGAATCAAATACTACATTCCAGCTGCTACCACTCCATTCTATTATGTCAAATTCATTTGCTACAAAATCTGAGCCATCATTATTTTTCCAAGCATCAGGACCAAATGTGTTAGCAGTTTTAGAACTACCTACAGGATTTATAACTAGATATCTAATATTTGGAACTAGATTAGATGGAGCATATGTTTGAGGATCAACTATTGCATCGATAGTACCTCGTCCTGCAATAATAGTGTTAGTTGGATACGTATCTGGATCCCAGTTTATAATCATAATAGTTTGATCATTAGGATCTATAGAACCAGTACCTACAATCTCAGTTCCGTCTATCTTAGCTAAGAATATCCTGCTAACTCCGGCTTTAAATTCACCATATTGATCTAATAAACTAAACCAATTGGTGTTTTGACCATGCTTTACAGGAACACCTAATGGTGTATCTGAAACACTCTGGCCTTCAGCTACTAGTGTAGCCCTATTATCTATGATCAATACTCCATAGTTTCCAGGAGTAACTGCTACAACAGAAGAAGGCTGTCCATAGATAAAGTCAGGAGCAAGTTCTCCTTTGGTATTAAAGATATTTGATATAATTGTTTGGATTACGCCAAGTCTCTTTACCATACCCGGCGGTGTTAGCCATATAGGAGTATCAAATGTAAGCGTAGCGACATCTATGTCGCTATCTGTACCTACTGGAATAGTCCTATTGCTGAATACAACACCGTCAAGATAAATTGCAGTCAAACTTGTCCAATCTACATAATTGTCTGTAGTCTGTATTTCAAAACTTGGGTTAAACAATACTAGTATCTGTTCTAATACTTGGAGTTTCTGTTCAGTATTTGTAGTCCATATATCAGCCTTTACAGTTAGTTTATATGGAGTTGGTGCTATCCTCTCAACAGTATACATCTGACCTATAGTATTAGTATAAGAATTCGTATCTTCGTTTATGGCTCTTTCTCGTATGTTTACTTTACTGATAAAGGATGAGTCAATAAGCCTTGATGTATCTAAAGCTAAATCACTAACATATATTGATATCCTAGGTGCGCTAGGGATTTTATTTTCCGAACCGTCTCTCAATACATTTGCGGCGTTCCTGCTGATATCACCATACATAACAGGTACGACTTTTTCGGTATTATCGGCTGCACGTACTTTAAATCCGCTCAACATACGTATAATCTGTGCTAGATATCTTCGTATCTGCCCATCATAAAAAAACTGCATTATAGATCCGCCTGTGGTTTAAGTGCTGAACTGAGAGCTACTCTCTGTATTATCTTCTTAGAATATATCGTCCAAGTTAAATGATCGTTTTCTGCTAATATATAAGCAGTAATAAATCCTAGATCACCTTGATAGTCTATAACATTTAATAGTGGCATAACTTGACCATTTACAAAACACTCAACACCATAATCAGCGTTATAAGCTACCCTTGTTATAACTTTTCCTGCGCCAATATCAACTGACTGTGTTAGTTCATCTGTTTGGAAAACTTTCAAAGAAGAGATAATAAATGTATCTGTAAATATTGGATTGATATTTGTAACTGCTTTGTTATTGATAAATCCAAGTTTTTGTATCTGTCTGTTTTCGGTATTGGTCATAGTCATTCGTACATCGTCTTGATATTTGACCCATCTTTTACCATCAAAACGGAATAATCTGCTTGGTAGATAATCTGTGCGTAAGAAATAATCACCTTTAGCTGCATTTTGCGGGAATGATATACCAAATCCATAAGGAACCCCATTTGGAGGTAGATTAGATCCTACTAAGTAACCTTGATATGCACTGTTATCTGGAGGCATATTTACTGCATCAGCAGTATTAGCGTTATCAATAGGATCATTATTATCTACAGTAACAAGCTCGCTATTTCCTTGAGCATCAACTTGTAAAGTAAAATAGTTAGCTGTATTATATCCGCTCATAGGAGCTGCAACTTCTGCTTCCGCTAACACGCCGTCATTTAATTCTTTTTCTTTAGCATAAGTGCTCATGATATAACGTAGTGTATCTTGTTCAGCAGCTGGTGTAAAATACTGTGTATCCGGTGGTATAACACCTGTTACATCTGCTATAACATTATATAGAACTCCATTATACTTTATAACTTGACCAGCATAATATGTTGTCTGTTCATCGAAATCTCCAGCATATGTGTCTGTGTTGATGGGAGAATCTAATATATCTTTAAACTCTTGGCTATCAATTATAGGTTTACATTTAAGTCTATAGAGATGAGGATACCATGTCATAGAAAAACCTTCACTGGCTCTATTAACATCTTCAACTACATAGAATCTCTTAAGTGCTGTGCTAAAATCATTTAGTGCAAAATCATCTTTGAGATGCGGCAATTCTAGCACATCACCGCTCATGATTTTCCTACCTAGTGTTTCTACAGTGTTGTTTATATGCACTGTGATAAAAATCGTATCGTTTTGTAAAAATAAACCAAACTGGCTTAGATTAAAATCTATGTCTTGCACGTTATATACACCACGCATAATATAAACTGTGCTATCATATTTGCGATCTCTATTTTCTAAAAAAAGTACGTCTTGTATAGTTGTAGGGCTTGTAGCTTTGTTTGGATCTGCAGGATCTGCAGGTCCTAGGTACTTGTGTACTAAAAGATCAGTACCCCCAACTTGGAACATCTCATAAACAGTTTTATCTATGAACTTATAGTCGTTTCCTTTTTCGGGTTTATAGATACTAAGGCGTGGCATACAAGTATTTATTGCTATCGATAAATACGATTAGCAAAGATCTTTGGGTGAAAACATGTCTCAACTACTTATTAATATTGGTACTGGTCCTAATACAAAAGACGGTGATACTGTTAGGGTAGCATTTAATAAAGTAAACCAGAATTTTACAGATTTATATACTAGCCATAGTTCATCTGTAACTATTAGTAATAGTACACCTCCTTCTAGCCCCGATAACGGCAATTTATGGTGGGATTCATCTGATGGTAATCTGTATATTAGATTTGATAACGCATGGGTTCCTGCCACAACTTCAAACGCCCAAACAGGATATACAGGTTCACAAGGACCTGCTGGAGGTTATACAGGTAGCGCAGGTTATACTGGATCAGTTGGTTCAGGCTATACTGGTAGCAGAGGAAATTTAGGATATACCGGATCTGTAGGTTCTAACGGATATACAGGATCAATCGGGTTTAGCGGTAGCGCAGGTGGCCAAGGAACAATAGGTTTTGCAGGGTCGGCTGGTTTTACAGGTAGCCAAGGTATCGGATTTACAGGTAGCCAAGGCATCAATGGATATAACGGGAGTGTAGGTTACACTGGATCTGGATCAAATGGATCATATGCTAATATCGCAAACACAACAGTAGAAAGAAACGTTGATTGTGAGATACTAGTTTCGAGGATAGTATCTACTGATATACATCTAGGTGATCCACCTACTTTAGATGATAGAAATGTTTTATTACAAGCCACAAACTCATTAAATTCTTACATGCAAATGTGGCAACAAAATACAAATTCAGGACAATACGCAAGCACAGACTATGTAGTTACTAATGATATAGGTACAGATAATAGTCATTATTTAGATATAGGTATCAATAGCAGCGGATATAATGACCCTTCATTTAATATAGTCGGCGTAAATGACGGGTACTTATACACTAGCGACGGCAATTTAGCTATCGGAACAGCTAACACAGGTAAAGATTTAGTATTTTTTACAGATGGTACTGAGAATACAAACGAAGCAGGTAGGATATCAAGCAAACGCTGGTTATTGGGTGCTACAGATGATACTACTAGCAAGCTACAAGTCGACGGTGATGTTGCTATAACTAATGGTGTTCTTAAATCAAAAAATATCGATGCTAGCGGAAATGCGGTTACAGTAGCTAATGGTGCTACCGTAAATTTTGCTAATTTTTCAGGAACAATAACAATCACAGGACAGGGATCGATAGGATATACTGATTTCTGGATATGCGGCGGCGCCGCTGCTAATATGATAGGATCAGGTCCGACACCATTAGGATCATGTGCATATAATGCAGGTATATTAGGTTATACATGGACAAACAGTTCGGGTACTACGGGTCCTTTCGTATTTGCTACAGTAAAGACAAGAACAATAGGGTAATTGGAGCTATTAGATGACAGTTTTAAACTTTCCAACAGAAGAATCTTTAGGTAGACCATTAGTAATAGGCGATACCTATACAGCTCCAACAAATATTGTATACATTTACGACGGCGTAAAATGGGTAGCACAAGGAACTACTATAACCAGCGATGTTTTAGAAAATCTAGTGCAAGATTATGTAGCACCTATTTTTACAAATATAATTAGTGATGGAATAAGTTTTACATACGACCCCGAAACAAATGTACTAACAGCCTCAAATAGCGGGGGAAATGCTACAAATCAACTTACAAACGGTCTTTACGATGTAACACTAGATGTTAACGGTACACTTACGTTACCTAACAGCACAACTATTAGCAACGATCTAGCAGGCGAATATTCAAGTTCCTTCCTTTGTATGCCATGGGGTGTTAACGATCAAACTAGCGGGCTCTTTTCATCTAATAGTATCGCACATCCATTCTTTGATCCACTTATTGACACAGTAACCGTTGGTTGGTTCGTAAGTGGTCCAGGATTAGCTGGTGTTAAAGAAATTACAGAAATCGTAGAACTAGGTGACGGTGATCGAGCATTTATAGTAGACCTAACTGACGGATCATTGTGGGCAGATCTCAGTATTAATATACCTTACAGATTCTACACACCCGATTATGCTCTGGTATACAATGGCACTCGATTGACAGTTAACTCAAATGACTGGAATTTTACTCAAAACGGTAACTTGACTATACCTGGTAACATTAACGAGAAAGCAGGCAACGACTTAAAAATAGCCGTTCATAATAATCGAAACAACGATGGCACACCTGGTGGTGCAATTTTATCATTAACAAATAATGATGCCGTAGACTATAGCACATATACAACACTTGACGTAGGTGCTTACAGTATTAAATTGAACACCGACTACACTGGTGTGTTTACTGGCGCTAGACACACATGGGAATTTAACCGAGACGGTACACTAACATTCCCAACTGGTGGTGATATTGTATTTGACAGTAGTGACA